ATAGTCCTGGTTACGTTGATGTTTATCGCACTACAGTTGAAGTGCCTTGTGGATGGAGCAGGTATTCTGCTCCTCCTACATATAGAGAAGACAATGCACCAGATGAGTGCAACGAAGACGCTGCATTCCTAGGTGGTATCCTAGGTGGTGGTGTAGCAGCAGGAATATCCGATCCTGATGCAATGGTGTGGTCAATACCACTCGGTATTGTTTCGGGTGCAATTACAGGATGTCAAATTGATTAAGGTTAATTATGTTTGCAGTTGTTGGTGATCTTGCTAACGCATACAATACTATTGAGTGGAAAGATGCTGTCCCCTTTCTTGCTATTATTATTGGACTCTATTGGGTCAAGGTAAAAATTGACACAAGAGCAGGTCTTGGTAAAAAGAAATCAAGAGAGTTGAAAAAAATTATAGTTGATGCTATAGTAGAAGGACATAGACAAGCACACAAAAAAGATTAATGGCATTATCTAAACAAGTTGAAGAGAGTCTGAAGAGTGCTGAAGATAATCTTCGGGAAGCACTCGCATTTGCTGCAAGATCAGAGAGATCCTACCTCATTAGAGAGATAGGTGCTATGGTCTCACAAATTGAGAATCTTATCAACATAGATGATATGTTTGATCGATTAGATGATGCTATTGATGAGCAAAAAAAGAAAGAAAAGCAAGAAGATGAAGGAGTTTAATTATGACCTCCCTTATAAGACTCTTGACTTTACAGACACGGAAACTCGCCAACTTTATCGTATTGGAAGGGGAGAGCAAGGAGTTTTACTGGTTCGCCCTTATACTAACGATATCTGTGCTCATTGGAGATTTAAGACACCAGAGATTGCAGTAGAATCTGCCAACCATATCTTTGGAATGTATCTAGATTACAAAGATGAAGAGGACTTCATTGGTATGGATATGTGTCGTAAGTTTTTGGAGATGGGTTTCACAAGAGCAAGACGTTATGCAAACCATAACTCTGGTAAAAAGTATGACGACGATGGAAACATACGTCCACAAGAAGAAGACCATGCTACTAGTAAGTATGCAGAGTCAGCAAAGATATTTAAAAAGGTTAGAGATATTGTAGCAAACAATGCTACATATAAAGAAATGAGAAAACAATGGAGGTCACATGAGTGACATACATTTTAAAAGACACCGAGTGTTTAGAGAAACAGACGGTGTTATTTTTTATGACATATCAGTAGAAGAATCTAATGCTTCTGACTTAGTAGTGCATGAAGGTCCTGCTCAGTCACCTCCACCAGATTGTGTAGGAGGCAAACAATTCTACATACATTCTTTCCAAGATGATTACAACAGAGTGATCTCTGGCACTAGAATCTTTGAGTTAGTTAATTATGATTGGAGATTTCCATATCATATAGTGCATCTCAATGTGCATAGTGGTGCATTAATCATACCTCGTGGCACATTCCATAGGTCACAGTCGGGAGAGAAAGGTAGCATTGTAATCAATCAAGCAAAGAGATACGATGGGTTTGATGCTAGTGCAGAATTCTATCCTGTATCTTGTGCAGAGAATATGCAACTATATAATATATTAAAGACAGAAAAACCTGTCATCCATACATTAGGTGAATGAAAACTGTAGAATCATACGAGCAACTAATTCAACGCTTCACTAAGCGTACAATGCAACTTCAATCCAGACAAGATGAAATAAAAGGATGGTATGAAGAGTATGTTAAAAATGAAACTGATCTCAAAAGACTAGAGGGATCAATGCAAGCAATTCAATACGTTGCCTACGGTAAAATGCCAGGCGACGGTAACCACGACAAATTCAAGGATCACAAACCCCATGGTAGTTAAAGTAGACAAGAGTCAAGAGTTTGTAGATAGTGGACAGAAACTTATCTCAGAGTATCCTCCACTAAAAGAAAAACCTGTCACCATCTACTCGGATGGAGGACAGGAGTCTGAAAGAGCATGCCAACTAGTAGCCGCACTTGGTGGTAAGCATAAAGAATATAAATTAGACGATGACTTTACTAAGCAGCAATTCCAAATGGAATTCGGTGGTGATGCATCCTATCCACAGATAACATTGGAAGGTGTGCACCTTGGATCATTAAAGGAAGCACTGCACTTTCTACAAGAGCATGGTTACCTAAACCGAAATTGACTTCCAGTTCCCCGAGACCCCGAAAAAAAATTCGGGGTATTTTTTTGTCTGGGGGGTCGCGATAAGTAAAAATACCTAGTAACCGCCTCCATAACCAGATCCACTACTTCCACTACTACCGCTACTAGAGCTACCACTGCTAGACGAAGAAGAAGAGCTGCTACTACTAGATGTGTTACTGCTGCTACTACTTGAGCTACTAGAACTGCTTGTTGAGGACTCTGTGCCTGTGCTGTCTGTGTTGCCACTTGTGCTTGAGAAGGATCCACTTGAATCATAAGGTGATAATGTTGCAGCAACACCATTTTGACCACTAATGGTAGATGTGCCAGTGCTAGGATTATAGACTCTGGACGTAAGTTGCTGTTGTGCCAAGAATGTGATACTTGGTGTTTTTCCGATTTCGGTAGTATATTGCTTTTTCGTTGGTTTGAAGATTTCTGTGACTGTGCGATAAGTCTTCTTAGTGTCCCTACCAAAGACATCTACCTCTAATTCGTCATTTGGAAGATATGAGACTAAACTGAAGAATTCCTCTACAAAGTCATCTAGGTATTCTTGACGTAAAATGTATATTTGACGTTTTCGCTCATTTTCCTTAGTTTCGTGTTGATAGTAGGAAACAGGTCTTACGAGATTTTCCTTTTCTACCGTTACACCGTCAGGAAAGGAATATTCAAAGTTTTCGGGCACTTCAAGTCCTTCCTCTAGATGGACTCTTCCATTTCTCTTGACTTCTTGTGTTACCCAGTGCCTAGTCATACCAATATCACTAGGATTCGTCATATTGTATTTTCTCATCACATAGTTAGTCAACTCATATTCATCCATTGGCCAGTCATGGTATAAATTGGTTATTTCGTTACATAGCAAAATAACCCAATCATACTTGGTATCGCCATAAAACTTCTGAGCAAGTTGATCTGGTCTTTCAGAGTTTTGAATGTAATACTTCTCAAAACCCAAAATAATGTCATCTAACTCTTCTCTAATTTTTACTCTTCTAAAGAGATTCTTTGCATTAACAAATGGAGACCCGCTATCTTGACGATAACCTGTCTGTCTTACGTTAATATTAGGTAGATATGAGAAATAAGTAGACATTAGCTATTTGTTGAAGTTTCTTCATCCATGAATTTTTCATCACCCCATTCACCATCTGTACTATACTCATATTCTTTATCGTAGAAGTTTTTCACCAGAAGTGCAGTTTCACTGAATGTAAGTGATAAGTTATAGCTCACAGGACCAAAATCATAGTCACTATAGTTATTTGATTGTCCAAAGAATGATTTAAGAGAGGCATAGTTGCCGTCAGGTGAATAATCAATACCCATGTCCGTTAACACGAGTTTTGTTGGGAATTTGTATAAATCTTGCAATACACCACCATGTCTGTCAGGTGTTCGTATTTTTTCAGTTGTGCCATCATCAGTATATCTGATTATACTAATTTTGAAGTAATCAGGTATAGTCAACCACATTTTTTTACTTGAGCCAGGCAACATAGCAACACGAAGTGTCTTTATGATGGTAGATATCATTTCTACGTCTGATGCACTCTTTGGCACCAATTTAAAGTTAAAATTATGTTTCCTGTAATTCATACCCTCAAAAGTAGTCTCTTCGTAGGGGTTAAAGACTCTTTTTTGAGTTATAGCAGAAAGACTGTTAGCAGAAAGACTTGACTGTGCTCCTGTTGCACCAACTATTGCATTTATCGCTTGAGCTCCCATTTTGAATCCCAACTGTGATTTTGCAGCGGTAGCACCAGCTTTTACTTTGTCTTCAAATCCTTCACCAATTCCATCAGCAGCAATGCCTAATGCAGCGTTACCTGTCTGACCCATCTTGTGATTAGTGTAGTTAGCACTAATTTGCTCAGAAAGTTTGGGTGGAAGGTATAAATAAATTGAGGATCCTACTGTCGCAGTTGTTTCTCCTCCTATATTATTATAGGGGTTACCAGTCTGACTGTCGAATATATCCAATTTTAGGTAATCGACAACCTCAGTAGGGTATGCGTCATGATGAGACACATCGCCTCTACTCTCAGAGCGACTTGCACCGTAAGGTTTTGATCTTGGAAATACTAGTAGTCTATTTGACATGAGTTACTCGGGTAGGTACAGACCATCACATCCGAAAAAATATAAAGGTGATCCTACAAATATTATTTATAGGAGTTTGTGGGAAAGAAAGTTTATGGTGTGGTGTGATAAGAATGAAAATGTCCTACAGTGGGGTAGTGAAGAGATTGTTATACCCTATATTTCACCTGTTGATCGTCGTGTGCACCGATATTTCCCTGATTTTTATGTAAAAGCGAAGACTAGAGACGAGCGTATTAAGAAATATATCGTCGAAGTCAAACCAGAAAAACAGTGTCAGGCACCAAAACGACCAAAAAGGCAAACAAAGAATTATATTACTGAGGTAAGGACTTTCGGTGTCAATCAAGCAAAATGGAAAGCTGCGATTGAATACTGTAAAGACAGGAATATGGAATTTATGATATTAACCGAAAAACACCTAAAAGTATGAGTTTATTTAAGGATGTCAAAGACTCGGCAAGAGGATCGTCCAAATCAAAGGATTGGTATCGATCACAGGTTAGAAGTGGTTTGGAGCCTCTAGGACGTCCACCATCTGAAGGTGATATACTATTCTATGACTATGTAGCACAAACAGACGTAGATTGGTATGATATGCACCCTTTGACACTAGTTACTGACGTAGATATGATGTTTGGACAGTTTAGTGGTGGTAATATACACTATTTACGTCCATCCGCTAGACAAGGTATAGGAAAAGCATGGGCAGGAGGTGCACAAACGTATCCTGCCCGCTGCTACCATAAATACTTTATGTCGGCAGCATCGAATATATACTTAGTACCTAAGGAATCCTTTACAGATTATGTGCCACTGCCATTAGAGCAGTTTCTGTTTACACGAGCAGGAGTCAAAGTTGAAGTCCCAAGCAGCTTTATATGGAGTAAGGTATGAGTTACTACGAACCCAATTCATTTAATAACTTTAGAGAGCAGATCAATACAGGTAACAAGGAGCCTGCAAGGTCTAATCTTTTTCAAGTAGTAGTGCAACCCCCGCCAGTGATGACAAGCATTGGTGGTCTTTTTCATGCGAAAGAGGCAAATGGACTACAGTTTGAAGATGAAGTTGAGCAGCAGAATAAGATAATGACAAGATATCGTGAGCATGCTGATATGATGAATTACTTTGCTGATACAGTGTCTATACCTGGTAGACGAATAACTGTTGGCACAGTAAGGGACGTAGGTGCTATGAGACGGTTTGCTACAGATACAACCTTTAGTGAAGTGCAAGTATCATTCTTGCTACCTAAGGACATGTATCATAGAGAGTATTTTGAGAGGTGGATGAATTTTACTGCATCTGACTCTGAGAATAGAGTAGGTATGTATGATCAATATACAACTACAATGCGTTTAATCAAATGGGAATTAGCGTCTAACTACGTTGGATCTCAGACTAGAAAAGTATTAGGAGACGAGAGGACATTATTGCGTAGATTTAATGGTGTATCTGCATGTTGGACACTGTATGGGGCATTCCCATTTGACATGTCTGCAATCACGCTAAATAATGGACCTACAGATCTAATCAAATTAGATATTTCTTTCTACTATGAAAGATACCGTATGGATACACCGAATAATGCTAAGATGTTTAAAGGTGCACTAAAAGATGTCACTATTCCAGTTGACAACGATGATGTGCTATCATCACTTAGTATAGATTCCAGTCTTGACAATTTTGTCGGAATTGGTCTCTAAATATAATTAGATTGAGTATATTATGCCATTACCTAAACTTGCGTTACCTGAGCATGACCTTAAAATCCCTCTTACAGGTAAGAAATTATCTTACCGACCATTCCTCGTCAAGGAGGAGAAACTCCTATACCTTGCGATGGAATCGAAGAATGAGAAGGAGATGGTTAAGGCGGTCAAAACAATTATCAAAAACTGCACTTCGCTCTCTGATAAAGACGTTGAGAAACTTGCGACATTTGAAATTGAATACGTTTTCCTCAAGATCCGCTCGAAAGCGGTCGGTGAGGTCAGCGAATTTAAGGTAACCTGCCCTGACGATGAAGTCACACAAGTAGATGTTAAAGTCCCACTAGACAAAGTGGAGCTTCAAGTGCCTGAGGATCATGACCCTAAGATCATGTTTACTGATGATGTTGGAGTCCTTATGAAGTATCCTTCACTTGACATTTTCGTCCAACAAAATATGACAGAAGAG